TTTGATTAGTTTTTTCATTATTGTTTTGGTTTTTGGTTTAGACGACATTTTTATGTTTGACCTATTTTCACTGTCACGAGGCCGATTGTGCACAAAACCGATACAGTCTTAAGAGGAACGGATAGTTTTACTTGTGTGTTGAGTGAGTATTGTTGTGATTGGTTTCCGACCAATGCTGGAATTGTTGAGATGCATTACTCGCTTAGTTTCACCCAGCTTTGTCGCTCTGATCTCTATGACTACTTGCTCTAACGATCCCAAGCAGCTTCGAGGACACAGTTTTTAACAACACATTCCAGCCTATGGGCGCTAACGACGCGCCCAAATCCGCATTACCACATGAGATCTTTCGGAGCGTTCGAATCAGCATCACACAAGTACCTGAATAGCGGCCGTACAGACAATGAAGTTAATGTGACAGAATTCAATTCTCTGTCCAACATGCTTTGCATTGTGTGGTCCCACCGGTAAACTGTGTGTAATGTGCTCCAAACGTCGAATGACTCTTCACATGGTTCGAATTTCATCTGCCATTCTTTGACTGGTGCGGCTACCGGTCGGCTCACATCTGACGTGAGCTGCAGAATCCTTTCTATGTATGATCTCAGTGGCGGCACTGGCCAGCAAGCTTTCCTTAAGCTCAGCGCGGTGCCGCGCAGTAGAGATCTTATTGGTATATTGGTGGGGGGCTGGCACATCACGCCTAGCTTTGCTATCACTCTCCCTAATTTCGGCGCGAAAACGTGGCCATCTTGTATCGGTACTATGCGCATTGAGCAAAACTCAGCTTCGTAAACATTACGCCGGATGATGGCTTCAGACTTGAACCCCATTCTAAGCCACACGTCATTCCAATCGACCATACGTATCAACCACCCGGGCGCATTTATCAAAGCATCATCACCTTGCGCCAGCATGACGATAAGAAGCATGATTACCACAATGTCATATCCAGTTGCCTCCTCGATAGCGAACAGGTGTATGAGTATATTCATGATTGTGTTGCCCAGGGATGTGTAAGGATCACCTGATTTCCTGCCACCTTTTCTTGAGTATTTCACCCCCCCAGATGTAAATCCTCTAGTGTCGATGTTAGCACGCATCAAATCCTGCACAGCGGGTGGAACCCCAAGCTTGGCGAAAAGCCAGCACTCAAGTTCCATCAGCTGTCTGTGCTGTGATGAATCAAACGCACTAATGTCATTCTCTAACCATGTGTCGTGTTTGAACATCTTCATCGCTGAATCACGGACAGACACCCCGGACGTGAACACAATGTTCTTATTTTTGTTTAAATCTCTCTTGACATGATTCTGGAGGGTTGCTATCGATGGGCCCACTAAGCTGATGAATTCTGGAGTGGCTCCTTGTATCAGTCTGGGCGCTTTGTCACTCACCCCTGCTGGACTCCGGTAATTGGCTGTTTCCACTTTCACGAATCCCTTCCGCACTGTCCATTTCCTGGCTAGTTCTTTGGGTATGCGCTCACTCTCAGAAAATCCCATCTCCTCGACTCTCACACGTGCATCAAATATAGTTTTCTTAACTGATGCACTCGCATTTGACCCTTCCAGGTATTCATGAATTGACATCGCTGCCCACTTAGTGCGTACTGTGTGTTTGAAAATTTTGCGATAATTGTGCTTCACAAATCCCTCGAATTGCTGCATCGTGTTCGGATCATGGATAGGTGACTTTTTCAGCACACGAGCTCTCACTGCTTCCACTTCATTCGACAGTGTAGGTGCATAAGCCGTGGGCAAGTAGTCTACATCAACAGGACCAACAATTGTTACAACGCTTGCTTTCTCAACGCTTCGCATCTTCCGTGGTGCGACAAATGACATCTTCGCCCCCCGTGCCAGCTCGACTTCTTTTGTTGGTGCGGTTGACATGGCATATGTACGCACCCCTTTAACTACGTCGATGGCTACGGGTGCTAAGCTGCTCGCCATTGGTCCACCTGCATACATCATGGACAAGTTGAAAAGCACATGGATAGCCACTCTAACCCAGTATGTATCAGCTGGTCCATAAGAACACAAAGCCTGATTCAGCACGTGTAAGGGAGCGGTATACGCCGTGTGTGTCACCACGCATTCGAGGGCTATGTACAAGAGTGAACTCAATGGGTTCCTATTGACTTCCTCATGGAGCGGGCTGATAATGACTGACGCAAAGTTTTTAAGTGCTGTGCCAACAAGGTTGACCCATTTGGCAGCGAAAACGCTGGTTAGCAATGATGAGTACACGAACTGAGTGGCTTTAGTGGTGGTGGTTACAGGTTGAATTAATGGTGGTTTCGATGGCACTCTGTTCCAAAACCGCTTCGCTTGCTCGAACACACTATTAGCGGCATTAGTCAATTGATTGACTGATGTGGTGTGATTCGAGAAATAGCC